TGGTTATAAGGTAGTTTATTTTGCAGGATACGAAGTAGTACCTGGCGATTTAAAACTAGCAGTATTAGACTTAGTAGAGTACTATTCACGAAACAACGGTGCTGTACACAGTACTCGCGATTTAAATCCTAATACAACTCAAATTAACTACGTAGCTTCTAGTAATTTTCCTGCTTCGATTAAGCGTGTGCTTGATCAGTATATGGCGGACTTTACCTAATGGCTAAAGTAGGCCTTAAAGATCTTATTAATGATCTAGATCCTAATATACGTAAGGCTTTATCCGAAGAGTTGCGCCAAACTTTGAATAAGCGACCACACGTACTAGATATAAGTTATCGTGCTTTACGCATTAATAACCAACATCAGTATAGTGAAGAAGTATTTAAAGAAATTTACAATACTATGATCCAAATAGTTAGGGAAAAAGCTACACGTAAGTACAGTTCTATACAAGAGATACCTAGAAATTATTTTATGGGATCTCAGCCTTTCTTAGTGTACATCGATGGTGGTGATGGTCATAGATTATTAATGGCAAAATCTTTTGATGCTATTCGTAACTTTATTAGTGACAACGTAACTAACGATCCAAGATTAAAAGATACAATTTTTGGACAACGTATTAAGAGTCAAAAAGCTGTATTAAACAGAGCAGGAAAGCCCACTGGAGATGTAAAAACTGAATATGCTACTAATTTAGAATTAGGGCATATTGCTACAGGCGGCCAAGGCGAAGAATATTTAACTAGTCCTATGGCACAAAAATTACTTGGCTTACTGGACTATGGCGAACTAAACGGCAATACTCTTGTAACTCAATATGTTAGAGAAGCACTAGATAAAATTTACCAAATTCAAGCAGACGCAGAGTATACTTTTAAAAATACTACTCCTGAAGCACTGCAGGGCATTGAAAAAACTTTTGGCAAATTATTCGTGGTAGTTACGTTACACACATTTGACGTAAACCAAACGTTTTCAAATGAAGAAACAACAATATTTGCAGAGCTACAAAGAAAAATAGCTATGTTAGCTAGTAGGCCCCTAGTAGCTAGCTACATGAAAGACATGATGTCTTCTAATACTATGTTAGAAGACATTGAAGAAGCAATTGTTAGTATTACAAAAACTGGCAAAATAAATCTTAAACGACACATTCCTAAAAAAGGTGCTACGCCTAAAAAACAGGTCGGTAAAAAACAAAACTTACCTGCAAAACAAAAAATTATAGGTAAAACTAAAGCACCTAAAGAAACTCCTGAAAGCTCTGTAAACTTAATTAGTTTACAAAATATTCTAAATTCACAACTACAGGATGTTATTAGTGCTAATATGGGTAATGGTTCTAGTAAAAGCTTACTAAATTACAGAACAGGTAGATTTGCAAGTTCTGCAGAAGTAAAACGTTTGACTATAAGTAAAGAAGGTATGATAACTGCCTTTTATGATTATATGAAAAACCCTTATGGGACATTTAGTACTGGCGGCAATCAAGAGTACCCAAGATCAAGAGATCCCAAGTTGTTAATCTCTAAGTCAATAAGACAAATTGCTGCCCAAATAGTTAACAATAGATTAAGGGCCGTACTAGTATGAGCAGACGAATTAGTATTGTAAAAGCACTAGCAGAAAAATTAAAAACAATAGACGGAACTGCACCATATACTACAAATTTATATAATAACAGTTACGCAAAGCTAAAGTTTTGGGATGAAATACAGGACTTTCCAGCTGTGTACATTAGCCCAGGTACGGAAATGCGAGAATACCATCCAGGTGATTTTACCTGGGGACATATCAATATCAGTATCAAAGCTTATGTTAAGGATCAAGAAGATCCTCAATCTAGACTAGAAGAACTACTTTATGATTTAGAAACTTGCATCGATGCAAATCGTGTTTTAGTTTATGACCAAGATAGTAATCTGGAAACTACTGAAATTTTAATTCAGAGTATCATGACCGACGAAGGGCTATTGCTGCCTTATGGTGTTGGTGAGATAAATATACAGGTGCGTTACGCACTAACATAACGTTATATGGCACCAAAACAGATAAATGTCTTGTAGGTGTGCCTTACGTTAAAACTTAAAAAAAGGAATAACTATGGCAGTTAATTTAATTCGTAATAGTAGAGTCTTCTTTACTACAAACGTGGATAGTCAAGGACGTGTTAGGGCTGGACTTTACAAAGACGATGCTCAACCATTTTCAATATCTAACACCTTTGAGATTCAAGTTCTTGAAGGCATGACTTTTAGTCAAAACACTACTGTTGACACAGTTACACTAAACGAAGCTGGTGCTGCACCTGCTCGTGGTCAGCGCAGTTTTAACACTGCACTTGAGCCACTAGATTTTACGTTCTCAACATACTTACGTCCTTATGTAAATCCAGGTACAGATACTGTTTTAGGCACAGGTACAGACGATTATGTTACTTGTGAAGAAAGACATTTGTGGAATGCTTTTGGTGGGTCTATTGCAATTGGTAGCGCTGGTGCTGCTTGGACAAATGGTACTGCATCTAATACAGCAACAGCACCCGGAATTTTTACAGTAGCTAACTCTAACAAACACCAATTACAAGCCTTTGGCTTGATTGTTGTATTCGATGATCTTGCTTATGCTCTTGATAACTGTGCTTTAGACACAGCTACTATTGACTTTGGTATTGATGCAATTGCTGCCATTCAGTGGGCTGGAAAAGGTAGTTTAATTCGTCAATTAACACTTACAGCTGGTGTAGCTACAAACAATGAAGTTCTTTTCACAGGCGGAGACGTTACTACTACTCCTGGAAACCCTGCTGACAAAGCTTTAGCTAAAAATACAGCCGCTAAGTTTATCACAAACAAGCTAACTGTGCTACAAGTTAATGATGCAATCAATTCTTCTGCTACAACCAGCGACTACAGTGTTCCAATTACTGGTGGTTCAATTACCATGAGTAATAACTTGACATATTTAACTCCTGCAAACCTAGGTGTTGTTAATCTTCCTATCACGTATTTTACAGGTACACGTAGTGTTACTGGTACATTGACTGCTTACTTACGTAGTGGTAGTGCTGCTACTGGCGGATTGTTAAAAGGGTTGATTGATAGCGCTGCTACCGAAATTAACCCAAGCTACGCTATTAACATCCAAATGGGTGGTGTTACTGGTACGCACGTAGACGTAGGATTACCTGCAGCTATGTTGCAGATCCCAACAGTTAATACTGAACAAGTTATTAGTACTACATTAACGTTTACTGGACAAGGTCACAGCGGTGCTACTGGTAGTGAAGTATTCAATATCGATAGCTCCAATGAAGTTACTGTCAAGTACTACGCAACAGCTTAAGCTGTAAATTTAACAGCAGGTGCTGGGTTGATCTCCAGCACCTATTTTTAGACTCTAGAAAAATAATATCAAGGAAACTCATGGCACAAGAAATTAGCCTGAAATCATTACTAGTCCCAAGCAAAACAATTGAAGTAGACTATCCAGGATTCTCTGGATTTAAACTACAAATCAATTTTATTAGTCGTGATAATTTAATTAACTTACGTAAAAAGTCCACAAAAACTACATTCAAAGGTCGTCAGACTCAAGAAGATTTTAACGAAGACTTATTTTTAGAATTATACGTTGACGCAGCTATTCGTGGCTGGTCCGGCCTAAAGTTCAAGTATGTTGATTTGTTAGCACCAGTAGACGTTAGCAAGTTTGATCCTGAAGACGAACTTGGCTATTCAAAAGAGAACGCACTGATGCTTATTAAGAACTCTACAGACTTTGATAGTTTTGTTAGCGAAAGAGTAAACGACCTGGGAAACTTTGCGACGAGCAATTAACTGAAGTAAAAGAACAGTTAATTAGCTATATGCAAAACGGGGCTGTAGCTATGACCAAAGAGCAATACTTTGATATGTGCGAGCAGCTTGGCTCAGAACCCGTTGAAAGTGAAATACCAGTTGAATTTGATGATTTTGCTATAGAGGTTCAACTCGCACTTAATATTTATAGAATGTTAAGAGATGAGTGGGAATACATGAATGGGACTTATTTAGGAAAAAACTTAAATGGGATCTTTGAACTTTTTGACGTCTACGAGGTAAGTCCTCGAGACAAAAAGTTCTACCTTGAATTAATTCACATGATCGATTCTACAAGAATAGATCAGATTAGAAACTCTAAACCAACAGAAAAACCCGCTACGTAAAACATAGCGGGTTTTTTATTGCTAAAAATTTTTTGGTTTGACAAAAGAGTCCTATAATGTTATAATGATACCAAACAATTATTTAATTGTTACTTTAATAGCCTGGGAGAGTTTATGGCAGGAAATACAATCCATATCAATGTAGAAACAACCGACAAGGGCGGTACTACAAGACAGCGTACATCAGAACAAAAAGAATATAACCACGAGCTTACAAGAGCAGCTGAACTAAGTCGTAAGGCTGCAGCAGCTAATGCTGGTTATCGTTCCAAGGGAGAAGGCACGGAATACAATCGCGGCCGTGGCACAATGGGAGCTACTGGAGCGAGTGCACGAGACTTTGCGAAAGAATCGCGCGGTCTTGGGGGATTGGTACATGTATACGCAACAGTTGCAGCTAACCTTTTTGCAGTTACAGCTGCTTTTGGTGCATTAAAAGATGCCGCTAATACTACTAATATGGTTAAGGGCATGAATCAGCTGGGTGCTGCAAGTGGTATGGCTCTTGGCAGTATGTCCCAAAGATTCGTAGAAGCAACAGACGGAGCTGTTAGTTTACGCGAAGCAATGAGTGCAGTAACTAAAGCAAGTGCCGCGGGATTAAGTGGAAAACAAATTTTAGAAGTAGGTAAAATTGCTAAAAGTGCTTCACAGGCATTGGGCATAGATATGACTGATGCTGTTAGTCGTCTAAGTCGAGGTATTACTAAGTTAGAACCTGAACTATTAGACGAACTGGGTTTATTTACTAAGATTGGGCCAGCTACGGACGCATATGCAGCCAGCATAGGTAAGAGTGCGGCTAGCTTAACAGACTTTGAGCGCCGTCAAGCGTTTGCTAATGCTGTTTTAAAAGAAGGTAGAGATAAATTTGGCGATATTGAGCTAGACGCCAATCCTTATCAAAAATTAGAATCAAGCATACGTAACTTAGCTACAGCTGGTTTAGAATTGCTTAATAAATTCTTAATACCGCTGGTTACTGTATTTACAAACAATACTCCTCTATTAATCGGAGCACTGGGACTTTTTGCAGGTAAATTAGTTAACATGGCAATACCTGCATTAACTAGCTGGAGAGACGAGTTAGTTAAAAGTGCAAAAACTGCTAAAGATAAAGCCAAAGAGATTAATGAAAGTTTTGCTAATAAAAACGTAGAATCAACTTTAGCAAAATTTAACTTACCTGAATTACAGAAAAATTTAGATCAAGCTAAATCTCAGTACGCAAAAGCCGCTAAAGATATTGATGACATTCAGAAAAATCAAGGTTTACGTAGTACGAAAACTACGCAAGCTATGCAGGCAGGCACTTATGGCAATGATCCCAAAGATTTTGCTCGTACTCAGGCTCAAATTAATGACTTAAGTAAAAAAGGTACTGCTGAAGCTGCCGCTTACGCTGATGCACTACAGCGAGGAAAGCAATCTAAGAAAGACATATTAGACCTTACAAAACAAATTAGTAGTGCAGAAAATCAAGCAGAGCAGCAGTTCCAGAAAAGTAATATGGAAGAAGCTATGCGTAAACGCATTAGCCAAAGAGCTGGTGCAAGAGCAGAGCGATTAGATATTTTAAGTAATGTTGGTGCAAATTTACAAGCAGGCGGATGGAGCTATGCTATTTCTGAGTTAGACAGAGGCTTAAACAAAGCAGTAGATTTAAAAGGCTGGGACAAGTTGAGAACTCGTGCAACTGGCTGGGCCGTTGCTGGTGCTGCACAAGTAGGTATGTTTGTAAGTTCGCTTGGAAAAATAGGAGCAGCACTAGCTATTCTAGGAGGAGTAGTAGCAGCTATAGACGCAGTATTTGGTAAAAATGCTGCACAAGCTGCTGAATTTGACTCCGCAATAAAAGCTTTAACTAGTACAATAGAAACAGGCAACAGTGTAATGAAAAAGTATGGGGATACAATTACTGTAGCCTCGTTATCTGCCAAGGCAAATAATTTTAGAGAGTTAGGCGACGACTTAGATAACTTAACTATTAAATTAGACAGAGCACTAGAAAAACAAAGTGGTTGGGATAGGTTTAAAGATAACTTTTACGGTATTTTTAACTTTGACATGGGTACACAGTTTGCTGATAAAGCAGCAGAAGCTATCAGTCAGCAATTAAAAATGATACCTGAAGGTGAGATACGTGACGAGTTAGTGTCTAAAATCCAAGCTATTGCGGGTGCTGGCGAAGCTACAGAAAAAGACATAGCAAAAGCACTGCGTGCAAAAAATAATAAAGATGCTCTAAAATCTACTGAAGAAATAAATAAGCTATTTGCTAAGCCCAGAATGAGTGCGCTAGCTTTAGCAGAAGCAAGTAAAGATGTTGGCACAGCACTAAAAGAAGCTAATGATAAACTACAAGCATTGTTTCAAACACTTGCAGTAACAGATACTTTTGCACTATTTGGTCAAAGTTTAGTACAACTAGGCTTAAAGCTACAAATAGCTTCCAAAGAAACTTCAAGTACTGGTGCCAGTATTAAAAAGCTGTTAGACAGTACCGAAAACAGAAAACTTATTAATCCGGATAATTTTGCACAGTTATTAAGTTTAAACGACCAGTTTGACAAAGCCTCAGCATCAGTAAGAGACTACGAATCACAAATATCCGCAACAGAAAAAACAATAAATGGCTTAAAGAGAAGTATTAGTTTAGGCGGTGGCGGAGTACAGGGCAGACGCGTTCTTGAATCGGAATTAGTAAAACTAGAAACTAAGCGAGATGAGTTAAAAGTTAGACTTAATATTGACAAAAGTAGTATTAACGATATTCAAGCAGAAATTAACAGAATGTCTAAAGAAACCATTCGTAGTGGTTATGACATTATTTTCAAGACAGCAAACCTAGCTTTAGAAAAAGCTCAAATAGCAACACAAAAGTATTTAGTTTCTGGTACTTCAAGTGCTGGAGCAGCAAGAGCAAATACTAGTTTAAGTCTACAAGAAATAAGTGTACAACAAAGACAGTTAACCGCAACAAGTACATTGTCTGACAATATGTTTAGAAACAACGTATTATTAGAAATGCAGATAGCTGATAAAGAAGCTGAAAAGATTAGAGCCGCTGCTGCAAGCGAAGGCAGAGGTTTAAGCGGAAAACAATCCGAAGAAGTAGAATTGCTAGAAACTCGCAGTAAGGAACTGAAAAAACTAGCCGGAATGAAAGACATAACTCAAAAAGGTGCTCAAAGCCTTACGGATGAGAAAGCACAATTACTTGCCCAAGAAGGTGTGATGAAAAAAATGGGCACTGCTTCACAGCAGCAACAGTTAGCAGAGCAAGCTAGACTTGTAATAATACAAGGTGCAATAGCAGTAAAAGCAGCAGAACTTCAGCTTGATACAGAAAGTATTAAAGGCCGGCAAACTTTACTGGGGCTGGATACTAAAATATTTGAGCTTAGTACTAGTGGTCTTGCGTATTTAACTGATACAGAGATGAAACGTAAAAATATCTTAGAAACAGAAAAGTTATTTTACGATCAAACTGTTGCTAGAAAAACAGTTGAAGATGAAATTGCTATACTAACAGAGAAACTAAAAAATGCTAAAGGTCCTACTATAGCAGGTCTTAAGGCAGAAATAAATCTTAAACTACAACAATTAAATCAGCTAGATCAACAAGAGATTAAAGAGTACACTATTCTAGGAATACAACAAAGACAAGCAAAAACTGCAAATACTTACGCAATAATTAACAAATCAATGCGAGAAGGCTTTGAGTTAAGCCAGTTACAACGTGATACTGCTATTGATTTGACCAATAATGAGTTTGACCTATTCCAACAGCGAGTACAACTGTTTAATTTAACTGGTGATCAATATTTAGCGGAAGAAAAAACTTTTAAATTGCGCTTGTTAGACCAACAAAGTCAAAATGATACTATAAAAGCTGCTCAATCTTACGCTCAGAAATTGATGAAAATTGCAGAAGACGAACAAAAAGCAAAAGATGCAGACTTCCAAGCAGATCTTACTCGCTACAATGAAGAGAGAGCTGCTATGGGTGTTTTTTACGACGCAGAATTAGCTCGTATAAATCAAAATACTGCTGCAAAAAAACAAGGTTATGATTTACAGTATTCTATGAGTCTTCGTATGCAAGCATACGATGCAACCTTTCAACAAGCTATGAGTAATATGTCTGATGCTATAGTACAAATGGTAATGACTGGTAAAGGAAGTTTTAAAGACTTAATTAATAGCATGATTGCTGACTTAATTCGTTTTGAATTAAAGCAACAAATGATGGCTGTGTATGGAGAGGGCGGTATTGGTGGTGTAAGAGGCATATTCAAAATGTTTACTGGTGGTGGTGGCGGTGCTGGCACTTTAGATGTAACACAGGCAGCAGCTAAAGGATACTATGGAATGGCTAAGGGCGGAGTATACGACGCTGGATTACGAACCTTTGCCAAAGGTGGAACATTTACTAACTCTGTTGTAGATTCTCCTACTATGTTTAAATTTGCAAAAGGTACAGGCTTAATGGGTGAAGCAGGACCAGAAGCCATTATGCCCCTAAAGCGCGACAGTAACGGTAACTTAGGAGTTCGTTCAGATAGTAATAGCGGTACTAAAGTTGATGTGGTTGTTAACAACTACTCATCTGAGAAAGCAACTACTACAGACACAGTTGACTCTAAAGGCAATCGTAAGATTGAAGTTATTGTTGGAGATATGGTAGCAGATCAACTATCAAGAACAGGCTCTGCATCTCAACAAGCCTTAACAAGTAGCTACGGACAGCGTCCCTCAATGGTAAGGAGATAATATATGCCAATTGCATGGCCAGCAACATTGCCGCAAGTGCCACAAAAGGGTTTTCAGGAGACTGTGGGTGTTAATATCATCCGCAGTCAAACTGATGCAGGCCCAGCTAAACAGCGCAGGCGAGCAAGTCGTCCTAATGAAATGACACTATCATTTATTATGACAACTGAACAGTGTGCTAGATTAGAAACTTTTATTAAAGACGATATAAAGGGTGTAAGTCGTTTTACATTCCCACATCCAAGAAAATTGGGTACTACAATAGATGCCAGGATTATTCCTGGCGGTAGTGGTGAATTTTTTACACTTCAATATATTGCACCAGGTTTTTGGTCTACTAGTTTAAAAATGGAAATAATGCCATGAGTCGCTTAACCCGATTGTCTCCACAAGCCATACGAGCAATGTATGGCTCGGAAACAGATCAAGCAATAATTATGCTTTTAACTGTTTTTGATCCAGTAAATAACATAGCAGTCGTTGGACGTATCGCCGACAGTTTTATTGGTAGATTACCAGCTTTAACTACTGAGCTTGAAATAGTATATGGTGTAACAAGTCGAGGTAATGATTACTATTTTTTACCAATGGAAATAGCATTACCAGGCGAGCAAGAAGTAGGCGTAGGTAACTCCAGCATAACTTTAAAATATGCTTCGCCTGAACTTATTGCCCAAATTCGCAATACTCTTACAAAACCAACAAAAATACTAATAGAGCTAGTACTTTCTGGCTCACCTGACACTGTTGAAGCTAGTTTCGCAGATTTTTATATTACCAGTGTAAGTTATAATGCAGATCAAATTAGCTTAAGTTTAGACATGATTAATCTAAGCAGAGAGCCGTTTCCTTGCTATAACTTTACACCTGGTTACTTTCCAGGACTATTTTAATGAACTATAATAAATATATTGGTCTGCCTTACAAAGATAACGGCAGAGATATTGATGGAATAGATTGCTGGGGGCTTGTTTATCTTTACTACAAAGAACAATTAAATATTGATTTACCAAGCTATGTTGATGAATATAATGGCCCTTATGACACTAACGTCACAAGGGCTATTAGTCTTTATAAAGACGCATGGAACAAAACTACTACACCTGCACTAGGTGATGTAGTGTTATTTAATATCTATGGAGAGCCCGCACACGTTGGCATCTACGTAGGTAACAACAAATTTTTACACTGCCGCGAAGGTCGCGACAGTGTGGTTGAATCGCTGTCCAATATTAAGTGGAACAAACGTTTAGACGGCATTTACAAATACAGCAAAAACACACAAATCGAAGTTGTGGGCAGACCTCATCCACTAAAAACAAACGTATATCACGAGTGGACAGTTGCAGGTACAACTGTCGAAGACTTTGCGTTATTCGTACAAAGCAAGTATCATCTTAGCCCCGAGTATACAGATAGATTAGTAATTGTAGTTGATGGCGTTCCAATTGCCAAAGAAGACTGGGTAACTACAGTTGTAAAAGCTGGACAAACTATTGCTTATCGCGCAGTACCACAAGGTCGTGATACGTTTAAAATGTTGCTTATTCTTGCAATTGTTATCATAGTCCCAGAATTACTAACAACTGGAATCCCAGAACTGGAAATAGTAGGATTAGGGCTGTCAGGGATGCAAGCTAAAGTTGCTACCGTGGCTGTTACAATGGCATCTATTGCACTAGTAAATGCAATTATGCCTATACGTCAGCCTACAACTAATGATCCTGGCTCCCCTAATGCTTTAAACCTATTTTCAGGTACAAGCAATCAAGCAAATAAATTTGGACCTATCCCAGTTGTTTTAGGCAAAGTTAGAATGACAGCAATGTTAGCTGCATCGCCTTATATTGAAACTATGCCAGATACAACCCTTTTAAATCTACTGGTTACTTGGGGTTTTGGTCCGCTTTCAATCAATGATATCTCTGTTGGCGCAAACCGCCTTGAAAATTTATATGAAGGTTTGGCTATGTCCTTACCTAAGCCGGAAACGCTATACGGGCGTCCAGAAGAAAATCAAACAGCGTTTAATGATCTTTACGGTTCTGATGTAGAGCAAGCTCCTGCAAAATCCGTTGAACTAGTTAATAATGCCACAGACGGAAATCCTTGGCAGTATATATTTTTTAATCAACAGTCAACACGTGTTGACGTAGCATTTACCTTTCCAGTAGGTATGCGAACTATTAATAAAAAAGACGGTAAAGTTACCCCAGCTACTGCTGGAGTTCAAATTCAGCTTGGTAAATATAATGGCACTACTTGGGATTTCGAAGATACTCCTGCATATTCTTTAGGTGCTTATAATTCTAATCAACTTAATTCAAACGCATATACAACAACACTTACTAGACCAGGTACAGTAAATCGATATAATTCTATTAGTGGTAATTACGAAGATATTAGTTTATACCAACACATAGTTTTTGCAATGCTTCCTGGCGGAGGCGTACAACGTTATAACGGTGCTGCAACAGACGTTTTAAACGGCCCTCCTAGTGCTACAATGATAGCAGAATATAAATCAGGAAGTTATGCGAGTCTTATAGGAGACGGCGGTACATATACCCATTTACCCCAGGTACCTCCTAATGCATTAAAGCTTTATACAGTAGTTATGACGAATGGGGGCATAATCACGCCTGTTACGTCACATTTAAGTAGTTATGTTGGTTATAACGGATTAGAATTAACACCTACGCCCTTAACAGAAACTGTTCAAGTTGGCAGTGGCGACGGAGTTACGGATCAAGTAAACGTAATTGGTACTAAAATTGCTATTCAAGCAGGTAAAGTCTGGAACGATGTTAGTCCTCCTGGACAAGTAACTGCTTCAGCAGCTACTCCAATAGAAATATTTAATTCTACGCAATACACGGGTGTAAACAGCACTTTTGGTAAATATAGCGGTTGGAGCAGTTTTTTACAACTTTATGGCATACGCCCCACAAATTATGTTGGTAACTTATTTGATGTTTTAAATATAACTAAAACAGTTAACTTCCCTTATACAGGGTACTATGATATTGAAGCTGCTGCAGACGATACTGGCGGCGTTTACATTGACGAGAAACTAATAGTAACTATGCCTATGAATAGTTGGCGTGAAACTGTTACAAGTAATGTATACCTTCAAGCTGGCGACCATACTGTTAAATTAGTTGGTGGCAATGAAGGCGAACGTGACATGGCTACCGCAGTTAGAATAACTTTTACCAAGTCTGGTTTAAATACTATAGCTACAACACATACAGAAATAGTATTTGGAACTTCTGGAGTATCTAAGTCTCGAAAAGATGCTTTTGGATACACACAGTATTTTACTCAACTACCTAAAGCACGATATGCTGTTAGATGTCGACGCGCAGACGACGATACATCCGAAGAAGGTGATTTTCAAAGGTATTCTAAAGTAATATTTTTTACAGCGGCTTGCTTTGACAATACAAGACCTACTGTTAATCCACCAGGAACTTATCTAGCTAAAACTGCTATTCGTGTGCAGAGTACAAATAAAGTTAACGGCTCAGTAGATGGAATAAATGCTTTAGTTCAAAGTATTTGTTTAGACTGGGATAAGGCTACACAAAAATGGCTAAGCAGACCTACCAATAATCCTGCAAGCTTATTTGCCTATGTTTTAATGCACCCAGCTAATGCGTATAAAATAAGCGCATCAGAAATGGCTACTAAAATAGATTTAGCTACTTTGCAAACTTGGCACGAATTCTGTGCAGGAAATAATCCTTCTAATGCTCCGCTAACTTATAATAACATTATTACTAATAGTATGAGTGTTATGGATATGCTGCGAGATATTTGTGCAGCAGGCTTAGGAAGTCCAATATTTTTAGATGGTAAATGGTCTGTTGTAATTGACAAACCTAGAGCGTATACTACTCAATATTTTACTCCACACAATAGCTGGGGTTTTGAATCTACAAAGTTATTACCAAGACTGCCACATGCTTTCCGAGTAACTATTGTAGATGAAGAGCAAGCTTATCAGCCTACTGAGCATATTATTTATAATTATGGATATAATCAAGATGGTACTGGCGGTAAAACAATAGCAACACTATTTGAAAGTATAACTTTACCTGGCGTAACCAATGCTAACCAAGCACGCTTCTTGGCTAGATGGCATCATGCGCAGTTAAAACTACGCCCTGAAACCTATACCATAAATACTGACTTTGAGTACTTAGTATGTAATCGAGGAGATGTAGTTAAAGTAACTCATGATGTTCCGCTATGGGGCGTTGCTTCAGGTAGGATAAAAGCTATCGTTAATAGCACCACATTAGAATTAACAGAACCTGTTAGCTTAACTCATGGAAAAACCTACAGAATATTAGTTCGAGTAAACGATAAGACTAAGCCTAACGGCACTACTAAAACAATAGATTTAGCAGCTACTAGTCCTACGTTAACTGCGGGTAACACAGTAACCGTTAGTACTATTAAACTAGTTTCATCAGCACCTATTGTTGCAGGGGATAGTTTAGAGGCAGACAACTTATTTATGTTAGGTGAAATCGGGTATGAAACTCAAGAATTAGTAGTTCTAAATATAGAGCCAACAAGCTCAACAGGAGCAAAATTAACTTTAGTTGATTACGCACCTAGTATTTATACTGCTAATCTATCAGAGTTATTAAGCTACAGTGCCAACACTACTTTAGCTAACAACGACATTGTTAAAAACAGTATTACTCAAGCACCAATAATTGCTCAAGTAACTAGCGACAGTGTATTAAGTGAAGCTATTTCTGGTGGAACTTATCAAAACGTTGTACTTGTTAGTTTTTCAAATCCTGCGGATTTAACTCTTCAAGCAGAACAAATTGAATCACAAATTATTCCAGGAAACAGTGATTTTGGAAGCGATAATTTAACACAACTATACCGTGTTGACAAATCTGTTAGTAGCTTAACTGTTAATGGATTAACTACAGGCGGCGTCTATAAGATACGTGCAAGATATAGCAATAAATTAGGAAATGTTGTAGGACCATGGTCTGATATTTTCTATTTTACAAATGCTGGAAAAACGTTAACAGGATCAATCGCACCACTACTAACTTTAGACTTAGATGGTCCTGAGATTGTTGTAACACCAGACACTACATTACAAACACCTGATTTTGATACTTATGAGTACAGGTTGTATAAAGATACGGGTGTAGAAGACTTCTGGGAATTAGTTCCAAATCCAGCAACAAATAATATTACAGTTAAGCAAGAAAAAGGCGTAGCTAGGTTTGATCTTCGTAAACAACCAAGACCTAGATTGTCAGCAGCCGGGGTTACTTATCGAGTAGCTTGCAGAGCAAAAGATAAACAAGGTAATTACAGTACTACAAGTACTTTAGGAACAATAGTTGTTAAAACTATTATTTAAAGGATAAGCATGGCGGCATTTTTATACCCAGGCGTAAAATCATTACAGCTAGTATTAGACAGACCCTATGATACTATTAGAACTACAGATGTCAGGGATGACCTAGTAGCTATAAAGGTTTGGTATTCATTAATTAGTGGATTCAATCCTAATAATGCAGAAGGCACACTTGTGCCTTCTGGCAATAGCTTAAACGTAACTATTCCTAACTTAACTCCGAATACTCGGTATTATGTAAAGTATGCTTTTGTTAGTGCTATTGACGAAGATGAAGTAGACCCAGTAGGCCCCACAGGTCCTGGATCTTATACTGTTTCTGCTCAACTAACAGCAGTAGTACTGGAAGAAAATATAAGTGTCTACGGATACTTAACAAACGACCCTGTACCTATTGTTACAGCAACTGATGGTACTGGAGGAGATTTTTCTAAGGCTACGGGTGTTTTTAAAGTTTTTAACTTAAGTACTGAAGTAACTGGTGGAATAAATATTCCACCATTTGGCACAGGACCCGTATACTCTATTAAAGCAGGAAGCGTTGACAGCATTGTTGGAGCAACTATAGATGCCGCTACAGGCGTTTATAGTTGTACTGGTTTAACAGAAGATGGCGGCAATGTTACCTTTAGAGCAGTATATAATAATATTACCGTAGAACAAACATGGAATGTTTACCGTGCATTAGCAGGCGAGACAGCACCACTAATTCAACTTAGTACACCCAACAAAGAATTTATCTACAAAGATCAATTTGCTACAGTTTCTCAAACTCCTTCTACAACTATAACAGCAAGATTAGTTAACTTAACGGGTATACCAGTATTTACAGTTCAAGCTTTTGCACGCGATAATACTACTACACCTATTGGTAACATTGCATTTACTCAAGGCACAGGAGTAAATTCAAACAAAATAACAATTACACGTGCACAGTTTGATTTGTTAGGAATAACAGTTGGTACTGCAGTAGTTACTGCTACACTTGGTGACGTAAACGATGTTATAACTCTTTATCGTATTAATGACGGCACAGAACAAATCACAGTTTATCTATCAAACGAATCTCATGGAATACCTGCCTATACAGATGGAACAACTACTCTAAGTAGTTATGTTGGTAGTGGTACTAATATTCAAGTCAAGCAAGGTAATACTTATTTAGATGTAGATAATAATAGTCCGTTTGCAGATGGTACTTGGACTGTAAGCACTATTACTTCAAATGGAATTGTATGTGACACAACGCCCTCAGTTGGTGGTAACTATATTGATTATGACCGTCACGCATCTATGGACAATGCACTAGATGTGGCTACTATTGATTATACGATTACTGGCAAAACAACTAGCGGTGTGGCTTTTAGTATAGTAAAGCGTCAAAGTTTTACAAAATCAAAAGAAGGCGTTGCAGGAGCCACAGCACGTTCTGTTAATTTAACTGCTGCTAGACAAGCTTTTATAACTGAAAAAAATTCAACAGTAGTTGCACCAAACACAATCACACTAACAGCTATTCAAAGTAATTTTGTTAGCCCACAATATACCTGGTTAGTTGACAATGTTGCACCAGATGCAAGTGTTGGATTAGCTAGCGGCAATACTTTTGTGCTAAACAAATTTAATCCGCTTGGTGTAAAAGTAGTAAAAGTAACAGTCTCCGAAGGCACTTTTAGCGTATTTGATACATTTTCTGTATACAGCTTTCGCGAAGGCGATGATGCTTTTATAGTTGGTTTAAAAAACGAAAACCAAAACATTAGCTGTGATAGTGCTGGAGATGTACTTCCAGGGCAGTTTCCTTTTACAACACAGATGTATGCAGTATTAGGCGGAAGGTTTTTAACTAGCACTACAGTACCTATACCTACATTTGCAGCCGTCAGTTATAACGGCGGAAATAATACTACTTACAGAATAGATGGAAACGGCGTCATTACAATTGATAGCTTAGATGAACAGTTTGGTGAGGCCGTATTTAGTGCAACCGTAAATGGTGTTACACTAAGTAAAACACTAAACTTAAACAAAACTTTTGACGGTGCCGATGCTTCTGTGGTTAATGTTACAGCAAGTACACAAGCATTTATTGCAGCAAAAAATACTGAAGTAATTAGTCCTTCAACAATCACACTAACAGCTACTGCTTTTAATGTGGGTGCTGCTCCAAATTATGCATGGAGTACGTCTACTAACGGTGGTACAACTTTTACGCCTGTTCAAACAGGTACAAGTGCAGTATATTCACTAGCAAGTTTTACAAGTGGGACTACAATAGTAAAAGTTGTAGTTACTGGCGGTGTTACAACAGTATTTGATCAAATTACTATTTATTCACTAAAAGACGGTAGTGATGGTATTTCTGGTGGCTTAACAAATGAAAATCAAACTATTAGTTGTAATAGTGATGGTACACCAATAGCTAGTCCGTTAAATTTAAACAGTGAGTTTATAGTTTTTCGCGGTGCAACTAGATTAACTAGTGCTAATGGCGTTGTGTGGTCAAAAATATCTGATGTAGGTATGACTAGCGATATTGTTACAACAACTGGTGCTATAACAGTATCAAATATTAGTGCTACTACTGCAAGTGCAACATATAGAGCTGCTATTACCGTTAACGGTGTAGTAACTAACCTTGATAAGATTCTTACACTAAATAAGTCAAATAATGGTCTTACTGGCGAAGGTACTACGCAAATATATACTCGCTACCCTATTGGATTTGGAGGCAGTGGGCCTAGTACACCAGCAACAGGTACTCTTACAGCTACCTTAGCTTTAACTAATCCTCAGTGGTCTCAAACTATAGCAGGAACTACAGGAACAAACCCACTGTGGACAAGTTTTGGTACTAGAGCAGCTGGTGGTATAATATATACTTGGCAACAACCAGTGCTTGTTGAAGGCCAAACCGTAATAAATCCGCCATTAAAAAATGCAACTGGTTATCTGTATTATGATACGGCATCTGCAACTGCACCTGGGCAACCATCGGCTGTAGAAAATTCTTATGATTTTGCGTTAGGAATATTTGGTTCAGCAGGCAGTGGCAGACAGTACTTTAGCGGAATTACTACAGGTTGGTCTAATACGTTTTCAATATCAGATCAACCAAGTGGAAAAATGTGGGCAGTTCGTTACAGTGTACAAGAAACTACCGCAGGTTCTGCACACACTATATCAATCAGCGCACCATTTACACATCAAAACTTTAATGGTTTAGTAACCTTTACTAATATTGATACTCAGGTAGCAGGTACTCAAACTGTTAGTAGTCTTAATACTGCTATTGGTACAAAAGTAACTGGAAGTGAAGCTACAGGGTTAGCAAATACTGCTATTGCTGGCTCAACTGTTATTGCTGGTAAAGTAGCTAAAACTGATATCTTTACTACAAATACGACAACTATTGATGGTGGTAAAATTACTACCGGTAGTATTAACGCTAACCGATTAAATATTGGTAGTAATACTGCTAACAATATTAATAGTAACCGCATCGTTATAGATGGTGTAAATAATAACATCAGAGTATATGCTGGAGGTAATCCACGAGTTATTATAGGTAATTTGACTGAGCCTCCAGGCGGATGGCCAGGCGCATTTACACCAACAAGTTAAAGGACGCGTATGGCATATGGAATGCAAATTTACAATGAAGATAATACTCTAGCATACGACTCCTCCAGCCCTGGAGGAGTTTTTGTGCAGTTTGTTACTTTGCCTAATGATAGTACTACGGGGACTAATATATTTAACTTAAGTTCGAACTATAATGCCATGACTATTCAGCTATTTATAGTATCTAGTGGTGATCATGATATTTATTTACAACAGGGAAATATTGAAAGTGGACAAAATCCTAAAATATTTTGGAATAACACTACCAATGCCAATTTTTTACGTAAACCAACTATTATAATGGTACTTGCCAAATGAGTTATGGATTTAAATTTTTAAATGACAGTAATCAAGTAATCATTGATGACGTTAATGTTAAACCTTGGTTTTGGGGCCAAGCTACGGTTGATTATATTGATAGCACAACAAGCGGGCTAGATGTGCTAAATAATTTTTCGTATATAACTGCTCCTCCTTCTACAAGTTTTAGACCCCCAGACGCTCCAGGTGTTACACAGTGGACTCTTTATACATTAAGGTATATTGTTTCCGCACACCATAATTGTTTTGGTTGTCTAGAACTACCTAATACAACTAATCCAATATATTACCGTATAACAAAAAATCATAGATTAATCGGTGAACCCAATTATATGTATGTTAATGCATACGTACCTAATACGGTAGTACCAACTGCGGCCGATGTACCTAGACTATATATATTTGTAGCTGATCCAGTTCCACTTCCTAATTTAAGTACTGGTTACGGTGTTCATGTATTTAATGCTAGTGGACAGTGTATGTATGACTCCAATAAAAAGCACTTTCAACCAAGATCACTAAATAATATATATATTGTAAATCCCAGAGACCACGTATTTCAATCGGGTGAGGCAGTTCCAGGCGGCGACACATATAATTTAAATTTACCAACAAATGCTGCGTTTTTACTACCAACCGCTACTCCTATATACGCGTATATAGGCACTAATGAAATCAGAGAAGTTACATATCACGCGATTTTTAGGAGAGTTGGTGATATACTACGTATTGGTATGCCAGGTATTAGTGATTATCCTAGTCTTTCTAATAATATAACTGGTCCTGGGTTTTATAATACGTCAGGCTTAGGCAATCAAAATATTATTGTAATAGACACAGCTACTTTAAATGAAGGATATACGCCTCCAAATTTTCCTCCTTCTTATAGACTATCAATAGGTACTATAGCAATTGAGGAAGGTTACTTAAATGAAAATAATTTATACAGAAGAAATGTAACTACTGTAACATTAAATACTGCAGGAGTAGCAAACGGTACTTTAGTACCGTACATAATTACAGGAATTCAAGGCACTGATATAGATGTTCCATTAAATGGTAATTTTGTTATAAGCGGCAATCAAGCTACACTAACTATTCAAGCACTAAGAGATGGGGTAGTAGAATCTCTTGAGACTGCTACTGTAGCTCTTGGAAATGGTTTATCATCGTCAACAGTTAATTTTACAATCAGTGAGGCAGTAAGTTATTCACTATCAAGTTTTATGACCCCTGAAGAAGGTCAATCTATTGCAGTTACACTAACTACCGAAGGACTAGCCAATGGATCAATTGTACCTTATACAACAACTGGTATTACTCAAGCAGACTTAACTGTTGGCACAACATCAGGTAACTTTACAATTTCTAATAACACAAGTACACTAGAATTTAGATTTGCCCGAGACTCTGTAACAGAGAGTGAAACAATGCGTATCTTTGTTAACGCAAATCAAACAAGTTTAAGTATTCCAATAACTGACGTTCCCGCAGGCAATGAAGTCTTAACACTTAGTCCTAGTACTTTTAATTATAATGATCGTATATCACTTACTATTACTGGTGGTACTCCTAACGGATCTTTTGAGTTTCAAAATCTTCCACAGGGGGTAGATCCTGTATATGCTTGGAATAATCGTTGGAAGCCTGAATATTCTACAGTAGGAACTGCATACTTTGATGAAAACGGAAACTTCAGTAATCCTCCGTATACGGCCCTTGGACCAACTGGTTCAGACCTTGGAGGTGATCCAAACGCAACAGTTAATCGTACTTTCTGGATATTTACAACAACAACTAAAAACTTCAGAAGTTTTAACTATACTATAATCCCAGAACCTGCGTTCTTTGTTAGTGGCACAGATAATACTCAAGGACCACTATACGTTGATGAAGGCACTACTGGTTATTTTAAAGTAACTACTGCTAATATACCTAATGGAACAGTTGTATATCCTAAACTGATAGGCGGTACACTTTCAGCAAACGACTTTACAAACACAGGTGCTAACGGTATAACAATTCAAAATAACGTAGCTACTTTTCAAATTACTTTTACTGCGGATCAAATGCTTGATGGTGCAACTGAGTCTGCGGAATTAGTGGTACAATATCCCAACGGTACTACAAAAAACAGTTATGGAAACATATTTGTTTCAGATACTTCTTTACCTGCAGCTAGTTATTCCTTAACAAAAGCTATTCCTTCAGGCGATACTGCTAATGAAGGTACTACTGCTTACTTTTACCTTACAACTAATCAAAGCGCTAATCTATACTGGGTTTTAGAAGGCACAGGTATTACCAACGACGATATTGATTACGCAGGTGCATATGATGCAGACGGTAACTATTATAGTTACGGTCCTGATAGATCTGGAATTATAAGTAGTACTTATTACATGCTAACTATTCAGTTTAAAAATGACGTTAGAACAGAAGGAAACGAAACTTTAGTTGTTAATATTAAAACAGGTTCTACGACTGGGCAAGTAGTAGCGTCCGCATCAGTAATTATTGGAGATACAAGCGTATATCCAACAGTAGGAACTCCTGCAGGCGATCCTTATTGTATTGGTACTACACGTTATCAAAATTATCATAATGGTAGTGGCGGTCAGTATAGTAGTGTAATTGCATATAACAGCGTTCTTTGTGGCTATGTACCGCCTGCAAGTTATTCAGTTAGCAGGTATGTTGCTACTGTAAATGAAAATGGATTTCAGTTCTTTACAATAGGACTTACATCGGTTCCTGCAGGAACTCAACTATGGTGGGATATATCAGGTACTAATATTACAACTAACGACATTCAATTTGTTTATCACGATGCTCAAGACGGAAACGGCTGGTTTACCCCTAGTGGCGGTAGTACTTTAAACAATACTTTTACTGTTTACGGTCAAACTGCATATCAAGTTATTATTTATCCCAGAAGTGATTTACAAACAGAAGGAACTGAAACTGCAACGTTTAATTTACGTACTGGTTATAGTGGCGGCCCTTCTGTAGCAAATATCAGCTTTGATATAGGCGACACTAGTACAACTCCTAGTTATAATGAATCAGTTACTATTGTAAGTGATGCTAATAGTAATTATATAGTTCCGCTAAATGGTTATATGACTATTAGTGTAACAGGAGGTATGCCATTTGGTTCTTTTTCTTATGAAAGTACTAATAACGGCGATGCCCAACCAACAACTTTTACAGGTACTGGCTTAACATTAGACGGTTCTGGTAATTTTACAAACTATATTACAGGTGCAACTGCACGAGGCAGTCAAACTGTAGGCGATTTCCGCTTATGGTTTAAGTTTAACTACAACAATAATGTTCGTTCAGCACGATACCAAACAGTTTACGATGCAGGTACAACAAGTGGTGGGCAGTATTGTGTTGGTTATACGCTAACACAAAACTATAACAATGGAACTGGCGGAACATACTCACAAGTAGTTGAATACAACAATGTTGTGCCTTGCGGTTATACTGTACAGTATACGCCAACAAGAACTGCAGTTACTTATAACTATTACAACTATGACTATCAAGGAGATACCTGGGGTATGGATGGTGGTAGACCTTTTGGTGCTGTTACTGCTACTATTGTAACTGGGCCTTATACTGGATTTGCACTTAGCGGAAGTTTTAATGGTTCAGGTCAATATCGTCAGGTAGTTGGTAACTATGGAGCTTTGGCTGTTGGGTTTTACACTATTAACTTTACATTTCCAGGACAAGATGCTTATTACCCTAGTAATTACAGAACTATAGTAGCATACTTCTATGTTCAAAATGCTAGCGCTGGCGAAGGCGGTGTAATACCGTAAAAACTAAAAAATTCTTGTAACCAAAATACCCTGTCCATTATATGGGCAGGGTATTTTTTTGCATTGACAACTTACCGCCCTTGTGGTATAATATACCAAAATGTCAGAACGTTTCAATATTTTTTCTTGACAAGCTTTTAACTAGATGTAAAGGGCGGACCTGCCGTTTGGATTATAATTAAATATACAACCACTGCTAATAAGGAGATCTGATTATGGTGGAGATTAACGACCACAGCCTCATTCAGACAGTTTCACTAGTTGCGTTAGCAGTTGTTGCTTTCTCAGTTGGAATACAGAAACTGCTAAAAGACTGGAAAAGTACTAATGCAGAAACTAGCGTAATTACTTTAATGCACACAGAGCTAGAGCGCATGAGTGAACAAAACGGCTTACTAGCAACCGAATTAAATCGCTTGCAACAAGAAATGATTTTACTTAATACTCAACTAGCACAGTTATGCATTGAAAACCAGCAACTACAAACAGAAGTTGTTGCACTAACTGAAGAAGTTAATAAGTTTAGAGTATCAGCTACTATAGCAGCAGCTAAAAAGGTTAAGGTGGGCTAATGCAACCAGCAAAAATTAACTATAAAATCTATCAAGGCAGCACTTTTCAAGAGACATTTCGTTGGGAATCAGAAACAAAAGTTTATGTACCAATTTCGTCTATTGCAAAAGCAGCCCCTTGCGTAGTTACTACTACCACACCTCACAATCTACCAATAGGCTGGAGATTTCGTGTAGTTGGTGCGGGTGGTATGAAAGAAATTAACTCAACAGGTGAAGAATATCACCTGTCAACCCTTATACCAACCACTACTACTGTAGAAATAAATCAAGTAAATAGTTTGGCATATACTGCGTATACAAGCGGCGGTGTAATAGAGTTTAACCAACCTGTTTCTTTAGCTGGGTATGCTGCACGTATGCAAATCCGTGAAACAGTAGACAGTCCTACAGTAATTCACGAAGCAACAACGCAGAATACACAAATTAGTTTAGATAATACTACTAAAACAATTCAAATTACATTATTAGCAAATGTAACACAAGCTTTTACTTTTTCAACTGCAGTGTACAGTTTAGAACTATATAATGGTAACAATGTAATTCCGTTTATTTACGGAAATCTTACTTTAGTTCAAGAGGTTACTAGATGACAACCGAAGTAATTGTAACACAAAGTAACAATACTAGTATAGTTCAAGAACAACTAGTAAATCGCGTTGTCACAGACGATAAGCCTGCTAGAATTATTACTAGTGGTATGATGCCTCCTCCGGCAGTAAATTCATTGACAAACTCCGCAGACGTTGACGTTAGTCAACTACAAGATGGTGGAGTATTAGTTTATAACACAGCAACAAATATGTGGAAAGCTACTAATTTGCTAGACAAGCAAATTTTTGAAGCTGGTCAATTTTAAAGGATTAAGCTATGGCTTCTATTTTAAGAATTAAGCGCAGTGAAACGTCAGGTAATCCTGGGGTACTAGGTGCGGGTGAGTTAGCCTACTCTGGCTTAACCGACAATGGATCAAATGGCGGTGATCGCCTTTATATTGGTCTTGGACTCGAAACTGCAGGAAATGCAGTAAATCACATTATTATTGGTGGTAAGCGCTATACCGACATGGTTGACGCAGCTACTAATCTAAACACAGTAGGCACATTAGTAAAGCGCGATTCAAACGGTGATTTTACAGCACGTCGTGTTACCGCAGATTTAATTGGTAATGCAGACACAACTACTAAATGGTTAAATGCTCGTAACTTGAGTTTAACAGGTGATGCAACTGCTACACTATCAGCAATTGATGGTTCAGCAAATGTGTCAGCAGCACTTACTTTAGCAAATACTGGAGTTACCGCAAATAGTTATGGCTCAGCAACAGAGATCCCTACTTTTACAGTAGACACTAAAGGTCGTTTAACTGCTGCAGGCACTGTTGCAGTTGCAACAAATTTATCGATTGCAGGCAATAGTGGAACAGATACAGTTAGCTTATTAACAGATACACTAACAATTACTGGTGGTACTGGTGTTTTAACTGCTGTTACTAATAACACAGTTACAATCAGTTTACCACAAGCACTTGGACTTACATCAAATGTTACATTTAATGATGTAACAGTGTCGGGTACATTAAATTCAAATGACATTACTGCTGCAAATATTTCTATTGCAGGTAATGCAGAAATCACAGGCAACTTAACAGTCTTAGGTACTGTTACAACAGTTAATTCAACTACTGTTGCAATTGGTGATAAAAATATTGAACTAGCTAAAGATGCTACTACTGCTGCACAGGCAGACGGTGGTGGTTTAACAATCAAAGGCCCAGCAGTTGCAGCAACTTTTGCATATTCAAGTGGTGATGATCGCTGGAATATGAACAAAGACTTAAACGTTACAAACGTTTATGCTGAATTAGTTGGTAACGCTGCAACAGCTACCAAATGGAAAACAGCTCGCAATTTATCGTTAACAGGCGATGCAACCGCTACATTAACAGCAGTTGATGGAAACGCAGCAGTTTCAGCAGCTCTTACATTAGCCACAGTTAACACAAACGTTGGAACTTATGGTGACTCTGTTACTGTGCCAACATTAACGGTAAATGCTAAAGGTTTGGTAACTGCTGTATCACAAACAGTTATTCCAACAGCTACTACCTTAATCAAAGGTTTATCTAAGTTTCTTGCCACACAATTTACAGTTACTGACGGATTAGTCGAACTTGTGCAGGTTGATGGCGGAAGTTATTAAAAGGAGTCGTCATGGCAATTAGCGGATCTATTATTTCAGCCTATGGCTATGACTCTCTTGTAGCTTTTAATGGACAAACAGACATAGTTGTAATTGGTGGAAATGGCGATGGTAGAATTAGTATTAGTAATAGTGTTATAACAGTTACTAATCCAGGTACTAGCTACCCTGAAGGTATTGCAATTATAGGTGGAGGTACAAGAATTGTACTAACTGTTGATCCAGTACTTAAAATACAACTTAAAAGAAGTTCTGTAACTGGAAAAATTCCTACTCAAGCTGATTTAGAAGATGGCGAGTTAGCATTAAATACTGCAGACGGTATCTTGTATTATAAAAACAATCAGGGTAATATCTCGTCACTATCTAGTGGAGGTGGCGGTGGCAGTACGGCACTAACCGAACAAATAGCAACAGAAAAAGCCATTATTATGGCAATTGCATTGGGGTAATATATGGCAACAGTATTTGTAAACGGAATATCACGTGCCGTAGGTACTACCGAAGTAGAAGCTTTTAGTGCAATTGATAAATCAATTGTAATTGGATGTTCAATAACTAATTTGTTATCTACAACAGTTCCAATCACAATTAAATTGCGAAGAAGTGGTGTAGATACTTATATCCACAAAGACAAAAGAATAGAATCGGGCGAGCCATTTGAGCTCATGAAAGGCAACAAACTGGTACTTGCAACTGGCGATAAACTAATTGTTTCATCAAAAGTAGATAGTAGCTTAGACGTTGTATTTTCAATACTACAAGGAGTCTCATAATGGCAGGATTTTATGAAGGCACAGATTTAGCCGACAAAGTGTTTTATGGGTTTCGTCTAGACCCCGACACAGGCAATTTGAATGTAGAAGTTTTAGACGGGGACACTCCAGTTTCACTACCAGAAGATGGTATTATTGATAAGTATGATTACAAACAATGGGTTTGGTCAAAAGATACTATTCAGTTTGAGTGGGGTAACAAAGGACACTTACTTATGAGGCTAATATAATATGAGTCAACTAATTGATCTAGGAAAATTACGCTTCCACTTTGCTGGACAGTGGAGCGCCAGTACTACATACGAATCTAATGATATCGTTAAGTACGGTGGTAACGTATACGTATACACATACGCGTTAAAATCAGCAGGCGTATTGCCAACCGACACGGCTTATTGGGCGTTAATGGTGTCTGGCTTTAACTTCATGGGTGTCTTTACCACAACGGGTAATTACAAAGTAGGTGACGGCGTTGCACACGGCGGAGTTGTTTACGTTTGTATTAAAGATGCTGTAAATATTACTCCTCCTAATACAACTTATTGGTCTAGATTTTTAGACGGTATTCAGTTTGAAGGTACTTACTCACCAACAACTTCTTATCAAAAGAATGACGTTGTTAAATATGGTGGTTCAATTTTTGTTGCAAAACAAGATGGGACAAATAACTTACCAACAAACACTACATATTGGGATAAATTCGTAGAAGGCGTTAGCCCTAACGGTATTTATAATGATGCTACTGCATATAAACCTAACGATTTAGTTGCTTATGGTGCGAATATTTATCGCGCTAAAACTGAGACAACTGCAAATGCTCCAAGTAACACAACTTACTGGGAATTATATGTTGGCGGTATTAAATTTACTGGTAATTTTAGCGCAGTAACAGAATATTATGTTAATGATATTGTTGTGTATGGTAACAACATTTATCGTTCTAGACAAACACAATCTAATGTTCTTCCAACAGTTGCCTTAAACTGGGAATTATTAACAGCGGGTAATAGTTACAAAGGTAACTATGTTAATGCTACTGCGTATTTCCAAGGTGATATTGTTAGCTATGGCGGCAATGTTTATATTGCACTTGGTGTAACAACAGGTAATTTACCCACAGACGCTACAAAATGGCAAGTATATAACTCAGGATTCTCTTATCAAGGAGTCTGGTCTAGTGGAACATCTTATAAAATTAATGAAATTGTAGGCTACGGTGGTTCACTGTATCGTGCAAAATCAGATAATTTAGCAGTAAATCCAACTGTTACAGCAACTTGGGACAAAATTGTTGCAGGTTTTAAAGTTAGTGGTGTATGGTCTACTAGCACACAATACGCTACGGATGAAGTTGTTACTTATGGTGGCAACACTTACATTTCTATTTTACCACACGCTTCCACAGATTTCAATACTGATTTAGCTGCCAACAAATGGCAAAAGTTTAACTCAGGTATTCGTTGGATGGGTGTATGGGTAAGTACTACTCAGTACTACAAAGATGACGTTGTAAAAGCAGGAGCTTCTAGTTTCATTGCAAACGTCGATACTATCGGCGGAAGTAATCCAGCTGGTGGAACAAACACAAACTGGAGTAGTTTTGCTACTGGTGCTGAAGGATTCTTATCTAAAGACGGCGACGCAATGTTGGGTATGCTTACTTTGTATGCAGTTCCTACAGATCCATTGCACGCAGCTACAAAATCATATGTAGACAGATTTATTAATGCTACTACAGGCGGAACTATTTTAGGACCACTAGTTGCTAGCGGTGCAGCTGCAAGTTATACTGCAACAGGCGGTGCTACTGTTAATATCAGTGCTGGTAGTTTAAATCTTACAAACGGTTCTACTCTTACAACTGACGGCACTTCTACACTTGGTAATACCCGTGTTTCTGGTACTTTAGACGTAGACGGCGACCTTAATGTTGATGGTGGTGACTTAACCGTAAGCGGCACTACTTTTAACTTAGCAAACACAACAGTTACAACAGTTAATTTGGCTGGTGCTGCTACTGCAGTTAATGTTGGTGCTGCTACTGGTACAACTACTGTTAAAAATAATTTAGTAGTTGATGGTGATCTGCAGGTTAAAGGCGGTGATCTTACTACCAATCAAACAACTTTTAATGTAATTAATACAACTGCAACAACTGTAAATGCATTTAATGCAGCAACAACTCTAAATATTGCAGGTGCAGGTACAGCAATCGAAATCGGTGCCGCAACTGGTCTTACTAGCATCAATAACAATGTAACAATTGACGGTGTGTTAGATGTTATATCAGGCTCTACAGTTACAAATACAACTGTTGATCCTACTGGCTTTGACAATCAACATCCTGACACTCGCGGTGTTATTGAATTCAGCGATAACGGCACACGAGTTTACTCGATTGACAAAAATGGTGATGTTACTGTTCGTGAAAACAGTCAGTTTGCTACAGGCACAGCTTATCAAACTGCAGCAATTGCAAAAACATTGGCAATCTTTCCTGCTCCAGGTCAAACAAAATTTGTTTACTGGATTGGCGGTGTACGCTACGAAAAGACAACTTTAGTATCGAGCACATTAGGAAACATTAACGGATACAATTACTTCTACTTTAGCGGAGCATCATTAACCAATGGTACTACTCGCGATGATGAGACTTTAACTACAAAAGCAAATGTTGCTGCTGTTCGCGGAACTAGCCGAAACAATCGCTCAATATCAGTTGAAGATCAGCGACACGGCATTTCTATTGATGGAGCTACATTAGCTTATATCAAACGTACTGAAGGCATTAAGTTAGTAAGCGGTCACGGTGTTACACCAGGAACTGTTGGTACAGGTATTTATACTAATACTAAAGCTGGCGAATTACGTGACGCGGATTTAACTATTACTAGCCCTGTAAAAACTGGTAACAAGTTTTTAGTACGTGATGTTAATGACTGGAAATTAGCAGATAATAACGATAATTTATTAAGCTATAAATTAGGTGTTTTAAGTGGTGTAACAGTTACTGCTCAAGGTAGCGGTTATTCAGGACTATCAACTTCATTAAGTGTTCAAGGCGATGGCGAAGGTGCTACAGTAACTCCAATTTTGGCAGGTGCTGCACTACAATCAATTACCCTTAATAATGGTGGTACTAACTACGCTAACAATTCTACTGCTACACTTATTGGTGACGGCACGGGTGCTACAGCAACTATTGTTGTTCCGCCAGGTAAAAACGTTGCAAGCGCAACTATTGACGCTATTGGTTCACGTTATACTAGTGTAACTGGAGCAGTTACAGGCGGCGGTGGTACAGGTGCTACAGTTGCAATAACCCTTAACTTGGGCACTCCAATTGCTGCAGTTCATATGGACTCACTTGGCAGCGGATATACAACTGCTACAGCTACAATTAATGGTGATGGTACTGGAGCTACTGCAACAGTAACAATTGTTGCTGGTGCTGTTACTGATATTAATTTAACTGCTCCAGGTAGTGGATACACTTATGCAACAGTAACAATTAGTGGTAATGGTACAGGTGCTACGGCAACAGTACATACTCGTAAAAGTACAGTTTTTGACTATCAAATCACCAACGTAGGTAGCGGATACACAAGTAACCCTACAGTAACTATTACTGGTGATGGACATGAGGCTACGGCAACTGCGCAAATAACTGCTGGTGGTGTAACTGATATTCTTATCACTAATCAAGGTCACGGATATACTTTTGCTAATATTACCATTACTGGTGGCGGTGGTACAGGTGCTACAGCCAATGCAATTCTTAGTGGTTATCCATTAGGTAATATAACTGTTACAAACCCTGGTAAAAATTATACAAGTCAACCAACGATAGTATTAACTGCTAACCAATATGCTATCGGTGGAGCCGCTTCTGTAACATTAGCTCAAGGTAATACTATTGAAAGTATTACTTTAACTGGTACTGGTACAAACTATACTTATGCAACAGTACAAGTTAATAGTTCTACAGCAGGCGTAGGAGCTAACTTCACAGTTGCAGCTACCCCAAGTGGTATTTTAGGTGTTACAGTTACTAATGGTGGTCGTCACTATAGTTATGCAAATATTATTGCAACTGACACTGGTGGAGCTAGTGGATTTGCATCAACTACAACATTGACTCCTGTTCCACAGTATAACAATTATGTTAACGTTAGCACAGGATACGACACAAACAATATTCCAGCAGGAAAATTTACTAATACTTACTTTATGGCAGTATCCAGTACTGACCGTGTTGTTAAGATACCTAGTTCGTACTTATTTGATACAGTACGTGAAGCTTTCCAATATGCTGAAAAAGAAGTAAAAGAATTACAAACATACGGAATACCTTACGCCAACTATAAATTTTTAGGTGTGTCAGTTATTAATAGTTCTGGCGAGTTGCAAACTATACCTGATACAAATACTGGAAGTGTGTTATACTACGATTTATTAAATAATAGTATTAATTCAGCTCCTTTAAACCCTAATGGTGCTAAAGTAGGTAGATCGTTAACAACAGATGCAACTGGTAATGCAGCACAATGGTTAGGTGCTACAGAGTCTGTAAAAGTTTACTACGTTGCACCTCACGGCCGCGACGCAGTTACTAGCGGCAGTAATATGTCTACTCCGTTTGCAACCATTAAGTATGCTTGCCAACGAGCTGAAGAAGGTGCCACAATTTTTGTTAAGACTGGAACTTACAGCGAGCAGTTACCGATAACAATTCCTGCAAACGTAGCTATTGTTGGTGATAATCAGCGTACAGTTATAGTAGAACCAAAAACTGGTAACAGTGATGATGGTGTTACGCCTAACAATCAAGCCTCAATGTTTTTAATGAGCAACGGCTCAATTTTAAACAAAATGACTTTTAGAGGCATGACTGGCTGGGTACCTGGTTCAACTCCTAGCGATATTACAACTTCTACAATTAAAGGTGTTGTGGTTCGTTTAAACCCCGCATCGCCAATTACTCATAAATCTCCTTATGTTTTGGAATGTTCATTTATTGGTTCGGGCGCTATTGGTGCTTTAATTGATGGTACAGTTCATACAACTGGTGCTAAAACCATGATTTTCCATGGATATACTATTATTAACGATAATGGTGTAGGATACTGGGTTAAAGACGAAGGTAAATCAGAAATTGTAAGTTGTTTTACTTATTATAATTATTTTGGTTACATAGCAACTGGTGGCGGATTTATTCGTGCACTGAACGGTAATAATAGTTATGGTACTTGGGGAGCAGTATCGCAAGGTTTCGGATCTTCAGAAACAGCAGTAACTGGTCAGTTATTGGGTAAACAACTTAACTTTGTTTATACTGGTGGTACTATTAACGTAGGCGATACGTGTACAAGTAGTGGTGGTGGTACTGGTATTGTTACTAACGTACAGTACAGTGCTAACAAAGTCTACTTACGAGATACTACTGGTACATTTGCTTTTGGTAATGGTTTAACATTTACCAACGGTGGTACAGGTACTGTTAGTGCTGGCGCATTAGAAGACCAAAAGGGTTTTGTGCTCGTAATGAAGAACTTAACAGCTGCACCTAAACCAGGACAAAGTATTCAGTTAGCTGGTGATACTTATGCTTATGTTGTGCAAAGTGTTACAGGCACTTATGCAAATACCAACAGTGAAATTACAGTCATCCTAGCACAAGAAAAACCAAATGGTAGTGCTAGTGGTACTGCTGTTACTTTACGTAGTAAGTACTCACAAATTCGTTTAACTGGTCATGATTTCTTGTCAATTGGTACTGGTGGTGTAACAACTACTAACTATCCAGGTACACCAACACAAGCTGCTGCTCAAGGTAATGAAACAAATGAGGTCTTTCCAGGACGTGTATATTATGTAAGTACGGACCAAGACGGTAATTTCCGTGTTGGTGAATACTTCCGTATTGACCAAGCAACTGGACGTGCTACACTGAACGCTAATGCGTTCGACTTGGCAGGTTTGACTAGCTTGAAACTGGGATCTATTGGAGCTCAGCTTGGTGAAACTATTAATGAGTTTTCAAGCGACGTTACTTTAAGCGGTAACTCAAATACGGCTGTTCCAACAGAGTATGCGGTTAAGACTTATGTAGATAATAATAATGAAATATATTTATCTAATACAATTAGTGTTGATAAATCACTGGCTCCTAATAAGTTAGCGTTTAGTATGAATTCACTTACTATTTCTGGTACGACTACGTATACAATACAGGATGGTGCTTATCATACAATTATGAATCCTACTGGATTTGCACTTTCAAAATAATAAGGATACTATTAAATGTCAAAACTTGTAGTAGATACAATTCAAAGACCAGGGGGAGCGGCAGTGTCGTTCCCCATTGCTGACGGCACAGCAGGTCAATTTTTAATAACAGATGCCGCAGGCAATTTAACATTCAGTAACAGTTACACTTTTCCAAGTGTACCTTTACCAATACTTGCTCAAGAAGATAAGAATATAGTTGGTTGTGTTTCTAGTTTTACTGATCGCGCTAATAGTTACAGTTCGCCTGCATGGAGTTCAAGCGGACCCTGGACTACTTATACAAATTACAACGCTTATGATGATCCTAGTTTGATACAATTTATTAATATGGCACTAGGTGACGGATTACCACAGGGCACTAGCGAGTGGTTTATTGGTGATGATACAAACGGCAGTGGTTCTAGAGCACTACAATTTGCTACAGGTGACCGTTTAGGGTATAAACGAGATAGATTTCAGTATCAAAATGCTACTGGATACGGTGGTCATACTTTTAGAATTATGCCTATTCGTAATAAGTCAGCGTCCCCTATAACTGTTAGTTTTTATGCTAGATGTTCAGATTATTATGAGCAAGGATATGAAGGTACTTGTCATTTTGTATTAACGCCAAATACTAGTACTTATAGTACTGTAACAACTGTATCAAGTACTAGACTTGCTTATACTCAAACTAGTTATGATCAATCTGGCGGTAATCTTACAGGCAGTATTAGTATTCCTGCGAACACTACAGTATTGGTATGTTTAGCAAATACTAACTCATATCAAACTACTTATAGATTTAAAGATATCAGTCATTGGTATTATTTAAATACTAGCTATACTTTTAGCAATGCTAATATTGTGTGTGATATGCGAATGCTAAGCTCATTATATACCAGTAACTTTAACCTGCCTAATTCAGGAAACTGTAATGGCACCGGTATTTTAGCCCCTCTTTGGACTAAAACTGCCACTAATTTTGGAGATAGATAAAATGTTTGTAAAATTCAATGAACAAAATATGGCATCACACGTTATGGGATTGTTGCCACCTGAAGAAAATCCAGCTGACTGGACAGTGGTTTCTGACGAACTAATGTCTGCTCGTCGTATTATTAAAGATGGTGCTACTATACGTGCTGCAACAGACGCAGAATGTGATGCTGAAATAGCCACACTTCGCGTTGCCGCCGCCGCAAATAAAATGCGTTGGGAACGTGACCAAGCCTTAGCACTTTCGGATAGTTTAGTACTACCAGATCGTTTTGCTAAATTTACAGCGGCTCAACAAGCTAGTATTACTACCTATAGAGAAGCTTTGCGTAATCTTCCCGATCAATCAGGATTCCCACTTGAGGTTACAATTCCCGGCGCACCAGTACTATAATAGGAGCTAAAACATGTCAAAGATTATAGTAGACCAAATACAAAAATTAACAGTACCTAGTAGTCCTAGTGTATTATCTGTTACTAGTCCGCTAGGGGGCACTTATACAATTAATGGAGTAAGTGCTAACCCAACACTAACTTTAGTTAGGGGTTCTACTTATACCTTTAACGTAAATGCCGCTGGACACCCTTTTCATATACAAACAGTAAACACCGCCTATAGTTCTGCAGATGTCTATACTAGTGGGGTAACAAATCCAGGAGCAGCAGTAGGTACTATAATTTTTACAGTACCTGGTGGAGCTCCTAATACTTTATATTATGTTTGCCAGTTACACTCGTCAATGAAGGGAACAATCAACATAATTGACAATACTGCTTCAGCTTTTAATATTCCTGCAACAGACGGAACTGTTGGTCAGTACATGAAAACTGATGGTAGCAGAAATTTAGGTTGGGCCAATATGACTTATACAGGCCCTCAAGTTTTAACAGCAATACCTGTGCAAGAAGGCAAAGGCATTATAGGTAGTATTGTTACTCGCAGTGATCGTGAAAATAGTTATTCTAGTGAAGAGTGGGTTAGTAATCCTGCTTGGACTACTTTTACTAACCATAACATTCATACGGATAATAGTGCTATTCAATTTTGGAATATGGTTTTAGGTGACGCTCATGCTAACCGAACTGATACTACCTTATCTTCGTATATGCCAGGTGGTGACTCAGAGCATCAATTTTCAAGAACACTACAATTTGCCTCAGGTAATCGTCTAGGTTACGGCAGAGATTTTATGCACTGGGACAATGCTAGTGGTAGCCCTGGACATAGCTGGAGAGTTATGCCAGTACGTAATACTACTGGATCACCAATTACAGTTACTCTTAGCGGCCGAGTAAGTGACTATTACTCAAATAGTTATGAAGGTACTTGTTTAGCAGTATTTGAACCTAATACTACTACTTACAGCACTGTTACAAGTGTTATAGGAACTCAAGTTGCGGCGACTCAAAGCAGCAGTCAAAGTCTAAATTTAACAGGTACGTATACAATACCTGCAGGTAAAACTGTGTTAGTGTGCTTGGCTAGTACTGATATGTACATGACTACATATAGATTCCGTGACACAAATTTCTTTTATAATTTAAACTCAACATTTCCTACAGGTGTTATTTGTGATATGCGGATGTTGTTTAACTTACATAACAGTAGGTTTGTAGATTTAGCTTATAATGGTAGTTTTACACCACAAATTTCAGCTATTTGGAAACAATGTGCAGTTAACTATGGAGACAGATAAATGTCAAGAATTTTTGCTGATCAAATACAAAAACCTAGTGGAACTGCATTTAGTTTACCAGTAGGTAACGGAGCTAACAGTCAATTTATTCAAACTGATGGGCAAGGAAACTTGTCGTTTGAAAATCCTGTAATTTATCAACCAGGAGAAAGTTATTTAGTTGCTCCTGAAAGTAGTTATAACATTGGTACAGTATCTACTCATACTGACCGAAATAATATTTATTCAACAGGTGAATGGACTTCAAGTAGCTCTTGGACTACATACTCAAATTATCAAATTCACACCGATAACAGTGCTATTCAATTTTGGAATATGTTATTAGGAGACGGATATAGTAATGCTAGTGCTACTACTGAGTATATGCAAGGTGGCGACTCAGAATTTGAAATGTCTCGTAGAGTACAGTTTGCAAGCGGTAACCGTGTAGGGTATAGACGTGATGTATACCATAGGGATAATTCTACAAGCTACGCAGGGCACACTTTTAGAGTTTTACCAATTCGTAATACTAATTCAGGTAGTGTTAGTGTACCCATAACTGGCGTTGTGTCTAATTATTGGGAAAGTGGATATGAAGGATGCGTATTAGCTTCATTTGTTCCTAATGCTGGTAAATACAGCGCAGTTACTAGCGTAGTTGGAACAAGTATGGCTAATATAACTAGTAATAATACTAGGGCAAAAGATCTGACTGGAAGTGTAACTATCCCTGCGAGTACAACTGCATTAGTTGTATTAACTAGCACTGATTGGTATGAAACTACCTATCGATTTAAAGATTGTAATATGTTTACTAAACTAAACGAAACTTTTACTGGAACTAGCGGAGTAATTTGTGATATGCGTATGTTATCACATTTAGCTCGTGGAAGACCTTTCTTACCTTATACAGGTGGTTTTGCTAGCCAATTAGCGCAGTTATGGACAACTTGCGCAACGCAGTGGGGAGATAGATAATGAGTGCAAATATAATTGAAAATTTAACAGTAAGTGAAATAAAAGAAGTTATAAGTACTCCTACATTTCAAACAAGTACTTTTTCACTAACAGATTCTTGTACTTTTTACGTAACTAGTAATCCTGGCACTAGTATAAATTTAACTAATGTTAGTTTAACTACAAATGGTGTAATTACAGTAACTTTTATTAGTCCTAATGGAAGTATGGTAATGCCAACTACACTAAGTGTTAATGGTGCTGGAGTAAGTATTAAATGGCAAGGTGGTGCTGTACCTAGTCAAAGCAGTAACCAAATTCAGTTAGTAGTATTTTCTATAATTACTTTGAATAATGCTGTAGCACATGTAATTGGTGCAAAGTCAAACTATAACTAAGGTATAACATGACAATTCTAAACAGAGTTTCTTCTCGAGTTATACTAGCTCCACCTGCCACAGGTGCAAGTGCAGGTCCTGAAATAGTAGCAGCTCCAGGACAAGCCTTATTCGGCACTAATGTTGGCACAGGTACATTTTCTTGGACAGTTCCCGCAAATGTTAAAACAATTAGCGCAATAGCAATTGGTGGCGGCGGTGGCGGTGCATATATTTGGGCATTACCTGGTGGCTCAGGTGGTGGGCTAGGATGGCGAAATAATATTCAAGTTCAACCAGGTCAAACACTTACTGTTCAAGTAGGTGCCGGAGGTACCCGCTTTAGTTTTGGAGCAGGTACCGGCGGAGAAAGTTATGTAGGTAGTACTAGTATTGTACGTGGTGGTGGTGGTCCACACGGTGATTCAGGTGTTGGTGGATATACTGGCGATGGCGGTGGCAGCGGCGGAAATAGTTTTTTTGGCGGTGGCAACGGCGGCGGCGGTGCAGGAGGCTACACTGCTGCTGGTGGAGCATGCGCTACACCTAGTTTTGGATATGGCGGCGGTGGCGGTTGTTTTTATAGTAGTTTTGCGGGGAGCGGAAGTGGTGGCGGAACTGGTTTACGAGGTATCCAAGTTCTTCCTGAGGGATTTGGCTCATCAACTGTTTACTTTTACAGTCCTTATACTGGATATACTACAAGTGGTACAAGTTTTGGAAATGGCGGTGGCGGTGGTGCAGGTGGGCCACCAAGCGGTAACGGTCAATTAGGTCAAAGTCCTTGGACTAGTTTTGGCCCTAACGGTGTGTACACTGTGGGCGGTACATATGGTGGCGGTGCAGGTGGCAGCGGTACTCACGGATTTAATGGATATACTGGTGGCAATGGAGGGCAGGGCGGTTGCCGTATTATTTGGGGCAAGGGCAGAGAATTTCCTGGCACTTTAACGGATGATATTACTTAATAATAAAAAAAAATATGAAATTATACATTAAATTAGACGGAAGTGGTGGTGTTATAAATCACCCTATGCAATTTGATTCTGCGCAAGTTAGCGTAAGTTTTCTTTTAAACAAAGAAGCTGAATCAGTTACCGAAGAAGAAATATTAACAAATTACTTTGCACTATTCGAAGACCCTACAGTTGACGTTTCCCAAGTAGTTATTGGAGATAATGGATATAAGCAACTTCCTAATGGTAATTGGACTAGAAATCTTGTTTTAAAAGAACTAACTCAACAAGAAAAAGTAGATAAATGGGTTCGAGGTATTCGTGATCATAGACTATACTTAAGCGATTGGTCACAGTTACCAGATAATGAGCTTACTGAAACGGAACGCGCAAAATGGTTAGAATACAGGCAATATTTACGAAAAATGCCAGAAATATATGCTGAGCTTAAACATCCCGACGAAGTAGTATGGCTAGAGCCTCCATTACGAAAACCACTACCCAGAGTCTAAAATGGCTACATTAAAAGAGTTAACTCAGGAAATTCATGAACAAGCAGAGTCTCACCCATTTACTAAACTAGTTTTATCAAAAAGTATACCTAATCAGGTATATGGGGACTTTTTATATAATCAACACGCAATATACCACACACTGGAAACAGTCTGTGGTGTGCGTGGATTATTACAAGACTTGCCAGGACTATGTCGAGCTGATTTAATCAGACAAGATTTAGATGATTTAAACATAACAACAGTTAAACTATACACTAGCACTCACAAGTATACACACTATGTGGCGTGTAACTTAACAGATCACCAACTACTAGCTCACTTATATGTTCGACATATGGGTGATATGTATGGTGGTCAAATGATTAAACACTGTGTGCCTGGTAGCGGTCGTATGTATAATTTTGAAGATCGTGCTAGTTTAATAGCAACACTACGCAGCAAACTGGACAGTTCAATGGCTTCAGAAGCTAATCATTGTTTTGGTTATGCTATTCAATTATTTACAGAGTTGGCTAATGAGCACAATATTCAATAAACTAAAAGCTCATGCAGCAGAGTTGGAATCAATTCTTGCTGCACGAGCTTTTCCTTTGCCAACAGAGTACGATTCTGGTTGGTATACAAAGAATTTTTCAAGCGCTTGGATTCGACGAGGTAACTTAGATGTTATAGACGTAAGCGAATCCAAAAAGCTTTATATGATGCACTTGTGTATATTCCCGCACGTTTACGATGCAGCCCCAATTTACGGCTTTGACATTGTAGCAGGAACAAACAAAATCACAGGAGCATTTTTAGATTTTTCACCTACAGGCGACCTTGAGCATCCAATGTGCAAGTGGTTTCAAGAGTTTGTAGAGCCTACCTCTTGGGCAAAACCCAGAGAACTGCCGGAATGGGCACGTAATATATTTTCAAATCGTATGGTTGCAGCAGGAAATATTAACACTGATTTTGAATTGTCAGTAGTCCTAGAAATTAGCAAAAAGTCATTGATATACTACTTAGATAATATACAAAAACATCGTCCTCGGTTAAAGTACGAAGATATGGTAGCACAAAATGATTTTACCAAAAAGCAAAATTATTACTGTCAGCAACAAAAATGTAACCCACATACTCCCAGAGTATTAAAAACATTAGGATTTAACGATGATCAAGTACATGAGTACATACATAAAGAACTATTTCCTGAAGTATGAGCAGCAATGGGTAGATTATTGGTATCACTACGGGGGACCTAAATAATGTGGATCTTACAATTTTTACCAAACTGGTTATTTTACTTAACACTATTAGCAGGCATAGCAGCATTTTTAGTTACACGCTTTGTTAAAGTATTACCCAACGCACAATTGATTCAACTAGCAAGCGTTGCCACAGTTGTGGTCAGCACTTATATGATAGGTGCTATTAGCAACAATGATGCTTGGTTAGCCAAAATCAAAGACTTAGAAGTTAAAGTAGCAGAGGCGGAAGCCAAGTCTGCTACCGCTAATACTGACATTGTGGAAAAAACTGTTATAAAAACTCAAGTTATAAAGCAACGCGGTCAGGATATCGTTAAATATGTAGATCGTGAAGTTGTTAAATTTGACGCTAACTGTGTAATTCCCAAAGAGTTTGTAGCAACACACAATCAAGCAGCAGAGGCACCAAAGAAATGAAATTATTATTAATACCACTAATTTTACTACTTAGTGCTTGCACTACTGTTCCAGTTACGGCAAAGTTTCCACAAGCCCCAGGTGCATTAGTACAAGAACCCTGCCCTAATCTGCAAAAGCTTACAGACGAGGCTAAACTGTCAGATGTGGCAAAAACCATCACAGTTAACTACTCAGAATACTATATGTGTGCTGTTAAGCTAGAAGCCTGGCAACGTTGGTACAGTGAACAAAAAACCATTTATGAAAGTGTAAAGTAATGGAACTAACTCTAGCTCAACTAAAACAAATTGTTGACAAAAATCCCTACATAGAGTACTGGCACAAAGCTTTAGTACAACTACTACCAGATTACGAGATCAATACTCCACAACGTATGGCTGCGTTTTTAGCACAGTGTGCTCACGAGTCGGGTGGTTTTCGAGCAATCAAAGAAAATTTAAATTATCGTGCAGTTACACTCAGGAAGATATTTCCCAAGTATTTTCCCACTGACGAAATGGCAGCACAGTATGCAAACAAGCCAGAAAAAATTGCCAATTTAGTCTATGCTAATCGTATGGGCAATGGCGGTCCAGAGTCGGGAGATGGTTATCGTTACTGCGGTCGTGGTTTAATTCAGCTCACAGGCAAAGACAACTACTTTTGGTTCGCCGCTTCACTAGAAATTTCACCAGAAGAAGCCAGCGAATACATGGAAACTTTTGAAGGTGCTGCACAGTCGGCATGCTGGTTCTGGGAAACAAATAAGCTAAATCAGTGGGCAGATGCCGACGATATACTTACCCTAACCAAACGTATCAACGGTGGTACTATCGGTCTAGAAGATCGTATAAAACACTACGAACATGCTAAGCATGTATTAGGGGCCTAAGCGGTGTTTGCCGCTTGGTTACTTTCAATAACATTAAGTTATGCCAAACCTGACGAATATGAATGTGTTAGGTGGGCATGGACTGGAGACGTATATAATCGAAAAGTAATTTGTTTAGAATGGCGTAAAAAACGCCGATAGGGGGTAAACATGATAGATCCAATGACCGCACTAGCGGGGATACAAACGGCCATTTCTATGGTCAAAAAAGCAAGCGCAGTTGCTAACGATTTAGGGTCACTGGCCCCAATGATCGGTAAAATGTTTGATGCTAAAAGCACGGCTACTAAAGCTTTAATAGAAGCAAAGAAGTCTGGCAAAGGCAATAACATGGGCACCGCCCTTCAAATCGAGATGGCATTAGAGCAAGCCAGAGCATTTGAAGAAGAACTTAAAATGCTATTTATGCAAACAGGCAAAATTGATGTTTGGAATAAAATTAAAGATCGTCAAGCACAAATGGATGCAGATGATGCTAATGAGATAAGGCTTTTTAACGCACAAGAACGTAAACGTAAACAAAAAGAAGAAGAGCTTAATGAGTGGGCTATGATACTTGGCGGAGCTGCTTTTGTTTTGTTTATAATGTTTATTGGCGGGTACGAACTAATGCAATACTGCCAAACAGGCAACAGGTGTGGGCGATGAATGAGTATCAAAAAACAGCCGATATTTGTTTTAAAATATTTGTATATGGATGCGTAGCCCTATACTTCTTAGGCTTTTTAAAATTCTTACCAGACGATCTATCAGATAAAATCGTTGCTTTACTATTAGGAAAAATTGGACTATAAATGCACAATGATTTAAAACTATTTAAATGGGCGATAGCCCTACTGTTAATACCAGTAGCTTTAGCATTTTTTGGTAAAGATAGCTTTCGCTATCCTTGCCAAGACCCTGCAAACTGGGAAAAAGATTTTTGTAAAGTACCGATCTGTGACGTTACCCGAACCTGCCCAGAGCATATTTTTAAAGGCCAACGTGATCCAAGATTAGGACCTCCCAAAGATGGACAAACTCAAACATTTAATCAATCAGTTGCACCAACAGGTGCTTGTGTGGTACAACAAAAACAAGGAGCTAACTGTGGAAAGTAACACAATTATCTATACTGAAGATCAGCTCATGGCGCGCCTAAAATTCTTTATTGGCATCTGTCTTGCGCTTACACTAACTGGCATTGTGTTTGTAGTATTATACTCAATTATTTTTATTACTCAGCCATTAAACGCTATTAGTCCAATTGACCAAAAGTTTTTTGAAATGATTATTCCAATTGCTACGTTTTTAACGGGTACACTGTCAGGAATTATGTTAGCTGGTGGTAGCAAAGAAGAAATGGATATGAAACGCGACATGATTAAGCAAGCACAAGAAAATTCAAATACTTATGCTAAAGCTAATCCAGTAAAAATAGAGCCTACATTTAATCCAGGATTTTCTACTACTCAAGGTTTTAATGGAACTAGCGCTCCTAGTACTAACATTATTTATATTAATGGCAAGCCTGCTCCTCAACAAGCACCGCATCCAGAGATTTAAATGAACCACTTAAAGTGTATGTTATCACAAGATCCAACTGTTAGTAGTAAGCGAGTAATTACTTTTTTAGCATTTTTACTATGTGCTGCTGCTTTTATAGCGATGATATTAGGCCATACAATAGACACAAAACTATTTGATTCTATGATGTATATTGTAATTGCAGGTTTAGGATTTACAGCAAGCGAAAAGTTTGCACCAACTAAGGAAATTAAATGAAAAAAATTATTGTAGCCGTTATTGCTAGTTTTGCACTTGTTTCTGCACTAGCTTGTGAAGCCGCTGAAACTAAAAAAGTCTGTAAAGAAAAAACAGACAAAGCTGGCAAGCCTGTGCTAGATAAAGCAGGTAAACCTCAAGAAGAGTGCAAAACTATTAAAGTGCACCAAAAACTTGAAGGTACTAAAGTTGAAGAAGCCAAGAAGA